TGCAGATGTCTCTGCTGTTGTTAACTAACTTTAAGAAGATGCTCCCCTTCCTTAATAAAGAGGGCAAAAAAGAAGCAGCTACTAAGTTCTTTGGTATGGCAGGCACTTCTTTCCTTCTTGCTGGTGCGGCAAACATGGCTTTGTTCAGCCCTATCATGGGGCTAATGGGTTGGGCTTGGGGTCAGTTAGGGCTTGACGATGATTGGCCTGAAGAACTTAAAGGCCTTGATTTTGAGACTTGGTTCCGCACTGTGTTCTTGCCTGAGAAGTTGGGTGACGTCACGATCGGCGGCGTACCTGTAAGCGACATTGTTGACCGTGGCCCACTGAACGCAATCACTGGCTACGACATTGGTTCCCGTATTGGTTTGAATGATCTGTGGGGCCGCGATAGCAAAGAGACTAAGACTTCTCGTGAAAGCGCAATTGCATTTATGCTGGATCACTTTGGTGGCCCAACTGCAAGTTTACTGCTTGGTTTTGCCGACGCCTATGATGCTTACGCACTTGGCGATTACCAGAAGATGTTGGAGAAAATGCTCCCCGCTGCCGTACGAAATCTTGTGGTTGCTAACAAATACGCAGATGAAGGTATGAAGACCGGTCGTGGTATCGAGCTAGTCGGTAAAGATGATGTGAAGACGGGCGAGCTAATTGGTCAAGCAATCGGTTTCCGTCCTGACATTCTTGCGGCTACCCAAGGGCCAAGTTTTAAATTGACTGGTATTGAACAAAGAATTATCAACCAACGCGCTCTGTTGTTAAATAAGCTCGACTTTCAGCGCCGTCAAAACACTGATAAAGGTGACGAAAAGTTTTTTGATGTTTTGGAAAACGAAGTTACCAAGTTCAACGCTAAGTACCCATCCTACGCACTCGACGGCGACGCTATTGTTAATTCAATTGTGACGAAAGCGGAGCAGCGTTCTAGCGCACGTGCGGGTGTACCCGTTACTGTAAAAAATCTTCCAATTATTGGTGAGGCTACAGATGCTATGGAAAAACGACTGGATCTCCGAGCTGCTGAAATGAAAGCTAGGCGCGAAAAAAATCCCCAGTGATTAGCTGGGGATAAGAGGAGAGTAGCAATCAACTCAAGGATCCCATGTCAGCAACTGCAGTGGCTAACAAATTTAGTGTAGCCTAAACTCGCCACACTCGCAAACCTTTTACACCGTCTTCTATAACTACTTTCGTAACCACAGATATTTTTAACCGCCTACAGATTGTTGTGATTGTTTCCCGGGCGGCTTTCTCGTCAATGCAGAGTACAAAGAAAGAATAACCGCGCCGGAACTTAGACCAGTCAATCTGATACGTCACCGTCTCGATTTTCATCTTTAGCTACGAAGGCGTCCATCTGTAAGAACTCGGCGGAGGATGCGTCAAACTTCAGCACCCGTACTGCGGGGGATACAACCTTCATGCCCTTGGACATTCGCTTGTTCACACCCTCTACGTAAATCTTGGCGTTACCTAATTCTTTCAAGGTGGTTTTGTAGTTAATCTGCTGTTTGACGCAGAAGTCTTTAAATTGTTTGGCCGCAATGAAGAGTTCTTTGGTATCTGGCTCGTAGCGTATGAGCAGCTCCCCACGGGGCTCGAGCATGGGCATGGACTGCAGGTTGCTACGAGCATCGACTTCCCCATTTACTACTAAAGCATTATTAATGTGGGCGTTAACAAACTCACCAAGGATTGTTACGGGCGTTGAGTTCGGTGCTTGGATTTCATGTCTCATGTCACCAAGCATGCCTTTGAGCCACTCGTATACGGCCTTCATGTCGTAGTTGTGCAGTTCTAACTGAGACGCAATCAAACCACCAGCTATGTTGCAAGCCGACACGCCTGACCAGAAACGCTCCTTCTGATTAAACTGTACTTCCCTATCAAGCCGAGCCTGAATCTTACGTACCAAAGCTATTGCTTCTTCCAAGTTATTGACAAGCCATTGAATGTAAATATCACCGGCATGCCCAAAGTTCTCCCGAAGCTGATGGTCAAACATCTGCTTACCCTCTTGCACCTCAATGATGCCGTTGGGTTCAATCTTGTACTCAAGCAGACGCATGGACTCACCATCGGGCGTATTCTTTGCCACACCTAACTTCTCGTAGAAGCTGGCGTTTGCCGAGCACAAAGTCATACCCTGCCAGCTAGTGTTGTTAACACGCAACGTGTTAGTCTGCCCATTCATTTTGTTTTTGCCTCGGCCTTGGCTGATGCTGTACGCCAAGTCAGAGAACTCCATACCACTCAGGTTGGTAATTTCGTCAATCGTATTAGGCAGGTTGTTCATTACGCCAAGCTGGTGCATCTTTGCATTGAACGTATCCTTGTACATGGAGGTCAACCCTTTGGGTTCACCATACACACTGTTGCACATAAACAACGCAGTCGACTTACCTGAACCGGACTCAGGGTGAATCACGTTAATGATCGCACCTTCAAGACCTGTAAATTTCAACAGTGGTGAGCCAAATGCCGTGAGTGCGGCAAACGCATGGGGTTCAAGCCCCGGTCTAGCGTACATGTTGAACGCTTCTTTCCACTTCTCCATCGTGCCTTTGGTAATTAACTTTCCGGCAATATCTTTTGTAACGCTTGACGGCGGGCTATAAAACACTCCGTCTTTTGTGATTTCACGATCGCCAAGGATGAACTTGCTGTTCCCCTCTACCCAACCAAACTGAGTTCTCATGGTCTCTGCCTTTTTAATGTATTGCAAATTTTTTATAAAGAAAACAACATACCTTGCAAGCAATTCGTACTGTGCTTTGTGGGCTACAACGCCGTTGTGTGCCAACTGTTTGCGCAACTCATCGGGTGACGAGATACCCATCGTAGGGATACTGAACTCTCGAACACCGTCATGCGGTAGGTGCAAACGAAACAAAGCTATCTCGCCAAGCTCAGGGTCACGCATGCGCTTGACCACGTACAAGTCATGCTCGTACACAAGTTTTGGCTCGGCTTCGTCATCCTCGCTCTCAGGGCGAATGTAGACACCACCCTTCTTCCCACGAAAGAACGGAAATGGGTACTCTGGTATGTGCTGTATCTCAACCTCACCGTCTTCATCTTCAACGGCATATTCGTTATCTTCTGCTTCGGCTTGTTCAATCTCAACACCGAGCATGATGGGCGATTTAATTTTGCCTCTATGGATGCAACCCTCGCAACCTTGCGGATTGAGTTTTGCAAATGTCGCACAGTGATGTGGGCCACCTTTGCTACGTAGGTTGTTAACTTTATTGTCAACTTCTACGGCATCGTAACCCTCATGCTGATTCGACAGTTTATGTGCGGCCTTGTCTCCATCTACGCAGAAAGCTGCAATAGAAAGAGCGGAGCGCCACAGTGGTTCTTCAATGTCGTTTTGGTTTTCAAAGCAGTGGTTAAGTTGGGCGCACCCACCTTCACCCTTCATCATGATCGTCTTAAACCGTTTGACCTTGTTACCCATGAGTGCTTCCATCATCGGGCTCATTGAGCGCGGAATGAAATCAGGTACATCGTCCTTTGGTTCAGGCGCACCAAGCAAGTCTTTAACTTCTTGGTATGTCATGCGAGGCGTCAGTTCATTTAAGACTGTTACCTCTTTGGGCTCTTCCTGTTTGAAATTGAATGTGCCGGGGATGCGCAGAATACGTGAAGCCTCAAAAACTGAGGAGTCCACAATCAACCCTTGCTCAACGCACAACTCACGAAGCCGATTGGCTAGTGGCTCCCACTCTCGGCGAGTCACTGTTTCTTCTAGTAGCCAGTACGCATGTATGCCGTAACCAGAACTTACTAGTATTGGCTTTGGTAAGCCGACCGCAATGCAGAACTTCTTGAACTCGTCGAGTCCCGTTTGCTGATCGAGATAGCCTTTGATAATGCCTTTTTTGTCGGGTACACCTTTGGTTGGGCCACAGTCAATGTCCATCCACAGAGCACGGAAGTATTTAGCATTTTCATGGGTGCGGTTGTTTAACGATCCGTACTTGGCGCATCCAAAGAATACGTCAATTTTGCGTTTAACAAACTGCTGCGCTAGCTCTTCAACCTCTTCCTTAGTATCTACAAAATTTTGGTCAGGATACTTACCAATCCCCATCACACAGTAGCGCCCTTCCGGTGGCAATACCGTATTTAGTAGATCGAAAGATGACATGTTTTACTTTATTTGGATGGTGGCTTGGGTATGGTTTATGTAATCGCTAATGGCTTCATCGTAGCTATGGTAGGGGACAGAATCCCCCTTGAACCAATTGTAGATAGTCATCCGAGTCACCCCGAAGAACCCTGCAACTTCGCTAACGCTGATGTTTGCGCGGATACAAACACGACCCAAGGCCACACCCAAAGACTTAATGCTTGCCTTTTTATTTGCGTACACCAAGCTTTGGCTGTAACCATAGGGCATATTAATCCTCGTCACTCCAAGCCTTCACCACAGAGTCAAGGTCTTTCTTAACTGTGGGTTTAGGGTCAGCTTTCTTTTCGCGCTTAGTCGGCTCCTCGATTGGGGATTCAACTTTAGGCGCGGCGGCTTTAGGGGCTGGTGCTTCTAGCTTAGCTTGCTTGCCCGCCATGTCAGCTTGGTATGGTGTCATAACTACCATCTTCAGCACGTCAGGCTTCTTAGCTACTTCGCTAGTCACAGCGTACTCACCTTTATTGATGAAGCGCGTAGGCGTAAACAACACTGATTGATTGTCGTTCTCTTCATTGAAGCTGATCTGCGTAAGAACGTAGTCCAAGCTCTTGCCGTTGTTGGCTAAGTACTTAGAGTAGTTTTCAAATGTGTGCGCATTCTCACCATGTCCGTCGCCGAACAAAGACTTGGATGCCAAGTTCATTTGATACACTTCGCCCTCAAGTGAAGTACCAAAGTCTTCTTCCAACACGAGCGCAATGCGACGTGAGTAGCGGCAAGCTTTGGAGTTGCCCATACCTGAACCCTTGGTGTTTTGGGTGCAGTTATCGCAACGCTCAGCTTGTTTGTTCGATGAACCCTCATCAGGTGTACGACCATCATTAGAGAAGCAGTCGGGCGCAGTCGGCTCGGCATCGGGGCTCCATGCTTTTGCATAGAAGATACGACCCACAGCAGGGGAAGCGTTAACAATGATGGCGTTCAAGTTACCCTTGACCTTGCCCATCTCTTCACCGCCAACCGTCTTACGGAAGATTCCGTTTTTAGGCACGATGCGTTTAACGCCGGACTTGCCAGCAAGTTGTTTTGTAAGCTCACTAACACCTGCAGTTTGCAGGAAGTCGGGGAGGTCTTGGTTGAGAATAGTGAGATCACTCATTTCATTTTTCCTTAGAACGTCTAACAACCACGGTATAAGCATTCTCCACATTGAGGCCAAGTGGTAGAACTGTGGGATTCTCAGATAAAAACTCCTTCATGTTTGTTTGATGAAGTCTCTTCTCTAACAGGCCAAATGCACCATGCTCCTCTATGAAGTCGTACATTGAATCCCAATCGTTCGTCCAGTACCGTGACTTTACCGAGCGAATGATTGTGCCGTGTGGGGTGCGAATGCTATCAGCATTCATCTCTTTACACATATCGAGCATCTGTGCTTCTAACACTTCCATCTGCTCTTTAAGGTCGTTGTCTTCAGCTTCAAACATGCGCTTGTTGTCGGCACGTTTGTCTCTGATCTTGATGTAAATAGACGTTAGCTTTGCTAAGTCCATAGGGGTAATTCTATTCTTGACTTCTTCGTCCATCTGATTCTCCTAATGGTTGGGTGTGTGGCAGTAGCAGTTCACATAAAGCAGTGTGTTTCAAAACATAGAAAGCAATTCCGTAACGGCGCTAACCCGCTACCCACTACTGCCACACAAATACAAGTGTACTCTAACTTTTTACATTGTCAAGAGTTTCCGAAGAAATTTCTTGCTTGTACAAATCAATTACTTTTTGGTGGTTGTCGATGTTGCCCTGAAGCATTGTGTACATCCTAGCCTCGATGGGGCTACCCTTAATGTGTACGACAGTCATGTTGTTGACTTGCCCGGGGCGGTCGATACGTGCGTTGGCTTGCAAGTACGTTTCGACACTTGTGCATGGAGCATACCAAACAATTGTGTTGGCGGCAGTTAGAGTTAACCCGTGTGACGCCGCCTTCGGTTGAATGATTAATACTTTTGGTTCAGGTTGCTCTTGAAACCGCTTGACAATATCTGAGCGTTTGTTCACAGGAACCGAGCCGTTAATCACGTCGCATGTAATGTTGTTTTTCTGCAAATGCTTTTCAAGTAGTTGTATGGTGTGCGTAAACGGAACGAACACAAGCACCTTGTGGCTTGACTCTTCAATTACTTCTTGCACCACATTGAGCCTACTGCTTACATCAAACTCAATGACTTCGTTTGTATCCGTATACACCGCACCTCCAGCTATTTGCAGAAGTTTGTTAATTTGTACGGCAGCGTTAACGGCAGATACTTCTTCTCCAGCAGCCTCAATTAGCATCTGCTTCTTCAGTATGTTGTAGAACTTAATCTGCTGTGGTGTCAATGGTGCATCTCGTTCAACAAACGTAACAGGCGGCAAGTCGAGGCAGTCGGCTTTCTCAAACCGAATGGCGGGTTGAAGCGCCTTGTGGACAATGAGTTGTGCAGTTGGCTTGGGTATCCACTTGTACATAGTAAGCTTCATCATCACTGTGTCGCGGAACTGACCGAAGAATGGTGACACACCCTTGGGGTTCACAAGCTTTGCCAATCCGTAAGCATCCACAGGTGACTGCGCGGCAGGTGTACCGGTCAACATCCAAAGACCCTTGATAACTTTTGTTAGGTCTCGTAGGTCTTTCCAACGCTCGGTCTGCGCATTCTTATAGGCTGACGCTTCATCCACTACGATGAGATCAAACCCACCCGCCATGATTTCTTTTTTGACAATGCCAACGCCATCGAAGTTGATGATGACGAACTCGGCACCAGCATCCACAATCTCCTTGCGCTTACGTGCGGCTCCATAAGCGACTGACACGGTACGGTGAATTGCAAACTTAAACAAATCATTCTGCCAAGCCGACTTCATGATCGACAGAGGGCAGATCACTAACACACGCTTCACTAATCCAATGGTCATGAGGTAGTCGACTGCCCAAATTACTGATGCTGTCTTACCTGTACCCTGCTCATTGAAGCAGAACGCCTTGCGGTTTGTTGTAAGGAACTCTGCTGTTGTCTTCTGATGATCGAACGGCGTGAACCCCGGGGGACGAGGCCACGTATACTCTGATAGGTTCATTTTTTCTTACGTTCCTTGGTGCTTACTTCTGATACGACTTTGTGGTTTGAGCCACGTTTGAACGAACGATTGGCTGACGGGGTTTGAAGTTTGACTCCGTTCCCGTTTGTGCCACCTTTAGATAGTGCCTTGATGTGAGCAACATCTTTTCCTTCGCGGACGTCAGCACGTCCATCTTTGTTTCGGTCTGCATTCTTTTTATCTATACCTTCTCTAGCACGCTGACGCTCCAAACGATCTGGGCTTTCGCCACGAGCGATCTGCTGCTGATATTCTTTCTTATATGGGCGGGGTTTATTTACGTAGGGCATGTTAGTTCCTGTTGTATTCACATTCTCTCACCGAGCAGAACTTGCACAGTGGGCCTTGGATTGGATTCCAAACCCCATTATCTAACGCCGCCTCAATTCTTGCTACGTCTCGGGCGGCGGGTTCTATGTACTTTGGCATCATCTCCGAGTGGTGAATAGCCCTCACGAATTCCTTGCTGACTACAAACAAGAGAGCCGACTTCACCCTTTTGACCTCCGGAAACTTGGCGAATAATCCACAAGCGACAAGATCGAGTTGCTTTACGTCCGCATATCTCGCACTCTTGCTCGTCTTGTAGTCTATGGAGTGTGCCGTTCCCGTAGTCCGATTGATAATCACCAAATCCGCTACCCCATGCCACCATACATTCGGAGCATCGAAGTCGCACGACTCTAAGTTCTTCGTCAACCCAAGTTTTACTTCGCATAACTTCTCTCCGGGGATCTCTTTTAAAACATCTAGGGTAGCTTGCATATACGCAAACTGTTCAGGGATCGGCACTCCATCACGAATATACTCCTCTGCCACAGTATGAGCTGTCTTTCCATACAGTGTTGCCTGTGTGTCGGGTTCAACAACGTCCTTTGCAATCTTGGTGTGATAGTACTTCTTAGGGCACTGCTGAAAT